TCTCTCAGATAAGAAGTGTACAGACATTGCATCTAAGTCAGAAGTATAAGCTCCACCTACTGAACCAGTGATCCAGTTCTTGAATCTTCTATCTTCAGTTTCAGAAGCTCTATATCTTACATGTAAGAAAGGTCTTCTAATATTAGATCCTAACATTTGATCGTATACTGTTGAAGTTCCAGCAGGAACTAAAACACCATCGATTGCTTTGTCTAATCCTCTAGTAGAAGCATCGTTTAGATATTTCCAGTCAGTTTTATAGAAGTCATAAGAACCTCTTCTGAAACCAGAGAAACCAAAGTTTAATGCCATTTCAGCTTCGTTATCAAAAAGACCGTAAGAAGCAGAAGCAGTAGAAGCATAACCTCCACCTGCCATAGCAGCAATCATATCGTCAAAATCAAGAGCAGTAGATCTTGATAAGAATAACATGTTTTCTTCAATAGCACCTTGCTTATCTAAGTTTTTAAGGATTTCATCGAAATCTCCTAATGCACCAGCTCCAGGAGCAGCAGCACCAGCAAATCCAGAATAAATATTACCTCTTTCTTCGATAGCAGCAAACATACCTTGAGTACCTTCATAACCCTGACCACTCAAGTGAGTAGCACCACCAGCAGTTGTTTTAGCATCTTCACCTTCAACCATCATCATTTCAAGATAATCTTCAAAACGTAATCTAGTTTCAGATTCAGCTTTTAAATACCATAAGTATCCAGAAGTTCCATCTTCAGTAGCAACTTCAACCCAACCAATCTGAGCAGTGTCAGAACCGTTGATTTCGTACTTATCTTTAATGATTACAGGTCTATTAGAGTACTGAGTAAAGTTTGGCTCAATAGAACCTTCCATACCGTTTGCACCTTTTTTAAACTCAGCACCGTAAACAAATATGTTTACATTTTGAGTATTTAAAAGTCCACCAGGTAATACATCACCACCATACAAAGAACAAACAACGTCAGTATCAGTTACAGATGTAACTAATAATTTAGCTGTAACTAAACCAGTAGCTTGATCAGAAATTAATATAGTCTGATTAGCTCTAATAGCATGTTTAGTCTGGTTTGCACCACCTAATCCTGTTCCTGTTAATGAAGGTTGAATTGTAAATTGACCTACATTTGGAGCACCAGCTACAGTAATGTTACTAGCTAAACCTTTGTAAGCAACGTGTAGTCTGTTTTGCTCTGACCAGATAACTTGATCTGATGTCATTGGCATTTCAGCTCCTACCATTCTCAAGAAACCAGATAATGTTCTGTTTCCGTATCTTTCTACTTCTGCTTCATACAACTCAGGTAGATATTGTTGAGAAAAATCTTTACCTGTTCCAGTATTGAACTCTAGAAAGTTGTTGGGTAATGCCATTTTTTTTTGCGCTGGCACTATTGACGCAGGGAAAGCCCCTCCAGATAAACTCATTTTATTTAGTTTTTAGTTTATTTTTTTGTTTTAATTCTCAATTTAGAACTGTCAACACCTGAAATTGCTTTTACTTTAAAACCGTTAATGAAAATATCTTCATTGTTTTGCGGTCTATTAGCTGTGTCAATATTTTTTGATTTATCAACAATATTTTTAATTCCATCGGCTTTACCTTGTTCATAAAAATGTTTAGCTATTGTATCAGCATTTCTAGCAGCATATAAGGCTTTATGATATTCTTCTTGATCAGTGACGTTACCATCTTCGTTTAGAAACCTTCCAACAAAGCTTTGTAAGTTTGATTGCTCTTGAATTACCTCATCTATATTGTTAACACCATACTTAAAACTTTTTTCCCCTAAGTTAAACTCAAAACCTTTGAAATCCTTAGAAAAATATTCTCTAGTATTATTAACAAAATTTTCTTGCTGTTTATTTTTTATTTCTTGTTCCTTATTGTATCTATTGAAAAAATCCATAGCTTTTCTTTGATCCTCAGTTACGTTAGATTTCAACTTGATTTCTTCGTAATACTTACTTTTGGTATCTTCTAAAAAGCTTTTGGCTTTAGCAATTTCTTCTTTCATAGCGAGTTTCTTTTTTTTGATGTCTCGCTCTTCATCAATATCTTCATCATAATCGAATTTATCTTCCATTATGAAGTCAACCTCATCTGCGTTTAAATGTGGTTTAGTACTTTTGTAATATTCTCTTAGTAGTGTTTTTTCATCAACATTAGAATAATCTCTATTTAACCTAGCGTAATCTTGAACACTACCACCAGTTTCTTCCATAAACTTTACTAATTTACTTAAGTCCTCTGGAAGTTCTACTATTCTTTTTACTTTGTCTTCTTTTACTTCAGGCTCTTTTTTTATTTCCTTGTCAAGTTTAACTTCTTTAGATTCAACTTCTGATATAGGATTTACATCTTCAACTTTATCTTCAACTTTATCTTCGACTTTATTCTCAACTTCTTTATCTTCTGTTTTTAAATCAACTTTAGTAATTGACTCTTCTACAGGTTCTTTTTTCTGTGATAAATCTACTTTTATTGATTCATCTTTAGTAATTAATTTCTTAGGCTTTTTCTTAATTTTAAAATCACCTTGGGTTAATTCACCCCCTACTGTTTCTTTTATTTCTTCTGACATAATATAATATAATAATTAATAATTGTTTGGTAATTTATTCAACAACATTATTGTCGTTAAAATCTGTTGGTAATAAATCGTTTTGTCTTTGGTTTATTAATTGACTTTGTTGAGTTCCCTCTTGTCTAGTTCTTTGATCTTTTCTATCTTCGATCATTTTTTCTTTTTCAACCATTCTTTCAACTTCCATTTTCTTTAACTCTAAATCAAACGTATGTTGAAGTTCCATTAGCTGTCTTTTTATAGTAGCTTCTTGCTCCATCTTTTTAATAGCAAACTGAGATTTACCTTGTTCTATTTGAAGTTCTGTTTGAGCTAAAGCTTGTTGTTTTTGCATTTCAGCTAAAGCAGCTCTTTCAGAAGCTTCAGCGTTGGCGTTAGCTTGAGCTTGAATATTTGCTCGTTGAGCTTTTTGATCAGCAGCAGCTTTTTCTTTTCTTTTGACTTTTAATACTTGATTAGCTAGTTTTAAGTTGTTTATTTGTCTAATCTCTATAGCGTCTTCTAAATTAATAGATTGAGTTTTTAAAGCTATTTGAATATTTTGTTCTAATTGAGCTTTTTCTTCTTCATCAGGAACGAGTTCTAAGTATATGCCAAACTCAAATAAGTTTAAATTATACATGTCTTCTAGTGTTCCAACATTATAAGAACTTATACTAGATCTTAAAGCTTCTCTAGTTAAAGGATATTCTAAAGCATCAGATATTCTTAAAGCTATAGTTTCGCAGGTTTTAGCTGATAAAAATAAGCTAGCTTGTACTATATGTTTAGTTGCTGTATTAGAGTTTGCTGCTGCTAATTTTTGTAAACCAACAAGAGAATTAGGATCAGGAGAACTACCATCTCTAGCTTCGTTTAACCCTGTTACATCTCTTATCATTTGTAAGTAATATTGATAAGTTTGTATTAGTGATTGCATTTTAGCTCCACCAGAGGAGGTTTGTAACTCTTGTATAGGCACTTTACCAGGGTTAGCTCCACCTTCTTGAGTCATAGATCTACCTAGTATACTACCAGTTTGAAAATACATGTTTAACGCTTCAGCTGGATTGTAATTTGTTCCGTTACCAAGATCTACTTCTGCCAATCCATCTACATCTAAAAAAACACCATCAGGAACAACTCTAGCTAGAACTTGTTGTAACTTTAAATGAGTTAATTGAATCATGTCTGCAAAACCAGTCATACGACCTACTAAAGATTCTATACGACCTTTGTACATTTTTGGTGCGCATATATTATAACTCATGTTAACCTTAACTAGATTTGATTCTGGTCTAATCATATTTCTAGCTAAACTCCACTTTAACATCATGTCGTGACCTAGTATTTTGGCACCTTCATATACCACTTCTATAGATCTAGATATTCTTTCAAAGTTGTCACTTTTTGGAGGATTAAATGTATCAGGTTTTTCTAAAGCTTTTTCTAATCCAGTTGGTGTTTCTTTAATTTTAAATACTTGATCTTGATATGTTTTGTATTCAAAATAAAGAACTGCTATACTGTTACCATCATTTCTACCATTAAATTGGTAATTATAACTTTTACTTCCTGGATATTTTTGTATTTCTTCTAACTCAGCTTCCGTTAATGTAGGAAATTCTTTTTTAATTTCACTTAAGCTAATATATTTAACTTCACCCACATACCATATATCTTGAAAGTTAGGATCTTCTGTATAAGAATAAACAAGATTAGCAGGATCAACGTAGTCAACTGTAATTCCTTCAGATAAGTTAAAATTAGTTTTAACAGCTCCAATACCTAAAACGACTAAATCTTGAGCAATTCTTCTTTTAGTTAATTCGTACTTGTTAAAAGCTAAAGTATTATTTATAGCTTCTTCTTCTGCTATTTCTATGGATTGCTTGTAACTAAGCTGCATATGTATACTTAACTCTTCACTATT